TGGACTATTTTTAGTCGTTGCTTTAATTTGAGTAGCCATTATTTGCTCCCAGGTTTCTGGTTATGTGCTCTAGCCAAGTTACGACCAACTGCTTTCATAGCTTTACTGGTCACACCGCCTTTAGCCATTTTAGTAGGCTTCATACCTTGGTGCATGTGTTTTTCATGCTTGTGAACTTCTTTTGCAGCTTCTTTATCTGCAATCTTTGTTACTTGTTTCTTGTCCATTTCAAACTCCTACGTTGTCGTGATTGTTACTGTACCTACTGCCCATTTAGGATTGAGATCATTTGGTGTCAAACCATCATCAAAGTTTCTCGATCCGCCAATAGGTTGCCACCCCCATTGTATTTGCCTACTGCCGTCTTGTGGGAATCCTGACTGCTGTTTGCACGTTCCGCAACCAACTTGTGTCATTAAACCACTAACGCCAGACTGGTAATAGCTCTTGTCATTCCTTGGATCCCTGACCGCTTGTGGATCATTTACTGGATACAACCCTAACGACAACTGGGGCTGATCTGGATCCCAACATGTTGGACATACCTTGATGTTGAAAAGCCGAGTCTTGATGATCTCTTTCTTCAGCTCCTTGAGCATGTAGCGCTGACCACACCGATCACACTCCGCAATTGCATACTTGCCTGATGCAAACCTATTTGGCATGTCTATCTCACATAGAACATGTTGCGAGGTACAAATCGGACAGGAGCAGTCTCTCTATCCTCTTGAGCCGCTAGATCATACTGCTGTTCATAATCCGCCTTCAATCCCATGATTCTGTTTGGATCAGTACCAGGTATCTTCATTGATAGGTAATATGAAAGTCCTGCAACCATTGCAGGGATAAATCTGAACGGTATATCTTGTATCTCGATACCATTGCCCGAATCTTGGACTCTACGCATTCTCCAATATACGAATACATATCCACCCCCTGCATTTGGTGCTGGCCATACATTAATGTTTGGCAACCAATTCTGGTATACCAAAGTCCCCACACTATGGTCTGCGGCAGTTGTTCCGTTTTGTCCACGGAAACAGTTCTGCAACTGCGTACCATAGTTAACATTGGAATAGTAAATAGTCTCGTTGTCTAGGTTGATAAACCCTGATGAGGCTAAAGGAGTAGTCGTAGTGACGTTGATAACAGTATCTGTAGACAAAACTGCACTAGAAACTGTTACCGATGTAGCGTTTACATTACCACTTTGACGGTTAAACCATACCTGAATAGGACGTCCTTGCGTCAATTTATTAGGTAAAGTCGAGTATGTTGATTCAGAAATACGGCTGATATTGACGTCTGTTTGGTTAGACGTATTGCCCTGATACTGTCGAATCACATGATCTAACAAGTCAATCGTATCAATAGGAACTGGATAAGCCACTTGCCCAGTCACCATAGGAATAGCGCCTTCTTCAACCGTCCACAAATTAATGCCTCGGTTAGCCCATTCAATGGTCAATAGATTCAAACTGCGCCTTGCAGTCCTAAGATCATATCCAGTACGCAACTGAGAACCACAACGCTCGAAAGCCTCCTCAACTAAATCATTTACATTTAGATTAAAGGAGGTCGTTCCAGTAGTCGTTGTGGATATTGGATAGCTCATTTGCTTGCCATTCTCATGTTGTCAACCAAATTTGGATATCTTCTGCCAGCTTTCTTAGCAGCCTTTTTAGCAGCTGCTTTCTTTTCTGGACTAAGCTTTTTATGCTTTGTTTTGGGGTTGGGTTTATCCCAGACAGCGCCGCCTTCTTTGTAGACCTCTACATCGTTAGGATTATCCTTACGATGTATGATCTTTTTACCAGGCATTTTAGAGGGATTGATATCCCCCATGCCGCGGCTTGCCATCATCAGCAGATTCTCCCTTTGGTACGGCCCTTCATGGCAATACCGTCTGCACGTTTAGATGCTGAGCTAACATGACCACCAGAAGCCATCTTCTTAACGTGATGATGCTTAACCTTACCACCCTTTTTCATGGGCATACCAAGCATACTCATGTCTTTAGGCTCATCTGTTGGAGGAGCTTTTCCTGCGTAGGTGAATCCCATAGAGTCATCATCAGGCATCGTAGGTTTTCTAGAAACATAGTTGGCCGTAGTCATTTCTTGACCTGCCTTGTTTCCAGCGTAATCAGATTGTGCTTTGTTCAAATTACGAACAATAGCCTCTCTTTCTTCGCCTGAAGCTGCTGACTTCTTAGCCGCATCAAGTGCATTCTTGTAGAAAGCAATGTTCTTACCCTGAGTTTCTCTCTCAGTATCAGGCATTTCTTCCTTCATCTTAGTGGTGTAAGTTTTACCATTAAAGGTAAAAGTCTTATCACCTGCATCTCTTGCTGCTCTAAAAGCTTTACCAAATGCACTTGTTGCCATGATAGCTCCTTACTTGTGACTCATACCACCGTAGCACATAGCTTTAACGTGCTCGTGGTGCATCTTGTGACCATGACTATGCTCATGGTGCATGTGCTTTACTTTGTGTTGCTCATGCATATGATCATGTCCATGACCGTAGTGGTGCTCAACGTGATCCACATTGTGCTTGTGGTGTGGAGCTGCTTCGTGCATTTCTTTGTGGTGTTTCATTAGATCATCCTACCTTTCATCTTAGGTTGCATTGCCTTTGTGTGGCCCTTCTTTTGAACAGGGTGCTCACCATGTTTCAAATGACCGCCAGCTTCAACGTGCTTCATGTGTGTTTCTTTAACATGACCGCCAGTAGCCATTTTTTTCACATGAGCTTTACCGCCATGCTTATAGTTACCAACGTCATTGCCCTTCATCTTCTCTTCCAAAGCACGGGTATGACCACGCTTTTGAACAGCATGTTCACCATGCTTAAGATGCTTTTCACCTGCTTCAATTTCAGGATCCTCAACTGGGCCACCGTGAGCCATCTTCTTCATGCCACCTTTGTGCATATGGAGATGATGCTCTGCCATAGCCAAGTGATGATGAGCCAATGTCTTATGGTGTTCTTTGCTCAAGCCACCATGCTTCATGCCCATAGGAGCAGCACCAGGCATTTGAGCTCCCATCATAGGAGTAGCAGCTACCGTAGGAGCTGGACGTCTTGCAGCCATCTTCATGGCTCTAACTGCGTTAGGATTGATTGGCATATCTCCACCTTTTCTAAAATGTTTGCCTTTATCGGCTTCTACAAAGTCCTTACCCACGGATTGCGGTATTCCTACCTTCTTGGCCATCTTTGGATTGTGGGCAACCATTTCCATAAGACGGTGTTGCTTAGCTGATTTACTTGGCATATCAACAGTTCCAAGCTCTCAAAGACTTGTTGATCCTACTATTAGGATCTTTTGCAGTCTTTGTTGAAGTTAATTCTCTCTTCATGCCTTCCATTCTGGCGCAGAAAGAATCCCTACGCTTACCGCCTTTTGGCTGGGGAGGTTTTAAATTCATCCCCTGTTTCTTAGCGGAAGCACGACCCTTTGCGTTTAAACCGCCGTTCGGGTTCTTACCCTCTTTGCGTTGCCAAGCTGGGGTCGTTGCCATGTTATGCGCTTCCAGAGTCCGAGTTGAAAACCTGATATCCCTCAACAACAATACCAGCACCAACTGTTCCTGTGCCAATCTTTAGCTGATACTGAATATCAGTCTTAGGGCCAAACTGGAATGGAATAGTTTTGGTAACAATGAAGTTATTGACGAAAGGCTCTTGCAACACACTTAACTGAGCACCAGAAATACTGTTATAAGATACAGCTTGATATACAAGTGTAGATGTTCCTGATGCCGTGTAAGCGTTGTTAGTGTTAATTGTTACTTGAGTAAAGTAAAAATTACAGTTGTTTGGAACGGTATAAACCGCCATCTGACTCTTACCAATACCAGCATTAATGTACGCATAAACATTGGTGTTTGTTGCTGTACAAGTAATCTGCCCAATATTGGTTTTTTGTGATCCAGCTGGAGTGTTTAAAACCAATCCTTGGATTCTTAGATAGCTATTTACAGTAGTAGCAGTAGCTCCAGAGCCACCACTAGCCATAATAACAATCTCAGAAATAGGATTAAAGTTTTTGTCCAAACCATTAACAATGATAGTTGCACCAATATCTGATGCGCTATTACTGCCAATCGTCATTATAGAAGGACTGGTCAAATAAGCTGGATATGTAGCAGCATTTTCCCAAATTGGAATGAATGAAGTTCCAACAGATGCTTGATATCCAAAAATATTAACAGCACTGTGTTGTGCTATCTGACCACGAGCTACTTGTAGGGCAAACGGTTCCGTCTTCCCGTTGCGGGTGATGGACGAGGTTTGTGCAGACATAATTAATCTCCTTTAAAGAGGGGGCCGAAGCCCCCGATTAATTAGTCAAAGTTACCGTAGGGGTAAGTTGTAGTGTTACCAATGTTCAAGTCTTGTTGTGCATACTTTAATGTAACAGCAAGTTGACCAGAAGAAAGACCGGCCGTTGATGTAGTCATTTTCAAAGTCACAACAACTTGAGAGAACCATGTAGGTTGCTGACCAGGTTGGAGATTTTGAACATCTTGCAATGTTCCATAAGAGTAATCCAACTGCGTACCAACAAAGGTAGCAGTATATCTCTGAGTAGCAGGGCTAGAGATGTTGGCAAATGTTGCATATACACCAGTAGATGTAGCAAAGTTATTTGAAACATATGGTTGAATAGCAGTAACTGCCAAAGGTGTACCAGCAGTATCTTTGGGGATCACACCGATATCAAGAATAACATCAGTAATGTTTGAGCCTTGGGGAATCAAAAAAGATACGCCACGGTAAACAGTAGTTGTTGCATCAGCAGTAGGTGCAGTAGCTACTGTAGGGCCAGTAGTATTGTATGAACCATTCTGTGGTGTCCAAATCGTAGCATTGCTATTTGGAATGTTGTTCGTAGCCACAAACTGACCAGAACCACCACCATAATTGGCGGTATTAGCAGTTGTAACTGAAAAATCAAGAAAAGCTTGCTGTGTTAACAACACATAACCAGCATCACGCTGGGGGCCAAAGCGGTTATCCGCTGCAAGAATTGGCCCTTCAAAGGTACTGCGTCCCATAATAATTCCTTATGCAAAAGTCTCTTGTTAATCGTTGCATCGTCTGCTGGGCCAGTAGCAACAAGAGGAAAACTCCCAGATGCTTAATATTACTACTTTTTAAAATTAATGCAAATGTTTTTTACAATAAAAAAGCCCCACTTTTTGGGTGGGGCCAAAAGCTCAGGGGGGAGCTTTTAATTAATAGGAACCGTAGATTCCCAATGGATCAGACCATCCGAAGCTATAACGCTCACGAGACTTGTAACGAACGTTACCAGTATCGAAGTCACCATCCATGCTATTTTGCAAGGGGGTGCGAACGAAGTGCTTCATACCGTTAGGTACATCAGTAGTCAAGAACCAAGCATTGGTAGCTGTCAAGAAGTGGTTAATGGTGTAACCCTCTGGAACAGAACCGTTGTTCTTGATAGCGTTGATGTCGTTGTTGTTTGTACCAACACGCAATTCAGTATCGAGCAAACGAGTTGCAACGAACTGGAGAGCAGGAGGAACAATCAACTTCTGGGGACGGGCAGCGATCAATAAGCCACGCTCATCTGTCCATGCAGCGATTTGAATAACTGCATTTTCCAATGCGGTTTCATTCAAGTCAGCAGGAGTAGAAGGAGTGTTAGCGTTAGTACCACCAGACACCAAGGGGTGAGCTGTATTGAACAGAGACACGCCATCACCACCAACGTAGGCAGAGTTGAAACCGTTGTTCAAAACGGCAGCAGCTTTAACCTGTTTGGTGTATGCCATCGCACGAGCCAAGCCTTTGGTATAGCGAGCAGACAAAGAATCGTAGAGGTTATCTTCGATAGCTTCTTCTGTTAAGCTAAAGCCAAGGGCAATAGTTTCGTGGTTGTAGCGAGCAGTCCATGCTTCTTGTGCATTGTCATAGCTGATGGCAGTACCTTCAGGCTTGACTGGTGCAGCAGAAAAACCAGACAGTTTTGTCTCTTCTTCAAAAGAACGCTCAGAGGTTTCTGTTTCATAGATCTCTTTGTGTTCTTCACCGTAACGTGCATACTCTAAACCGAACAAAGCGTTCAAGCCTGGGAGCAGCTCTTTCAATAGTTGTGCGCGTGAAATAGCCATTTGTTAGCTCCTTAATTAAACGCCAGTAGCATTAAAGTATGAATGGTAACCAAAGTTCCATTGTACTAATGCTTCAGGGAAACCGACAAAACTGTATGTCGAACCAGACGCTGTTGTACCGATAGCGTTAGCTACAGTGACAGACGTACCACTTACTTGAGTTACATAGTTGTAATTACCTTGAGCACTGTTAGTCGCTCCAGATGCAGTACAAATGACTTGCATACCAGGTTGAATAGCAGAGTTGGCAGATGACAACGTAATGGTAGAGCTCGATGATGAACCAGTTGCTTGAACCACAACTTGTGTATCAGTTACTGTTTGGATGATGCGGAAAGCGCCACCGCCAGCAGTGCGAGTATTACCTTGAGTTGTACCACCAGCAAGGAAAGTACCAGTCAAACCCATACCAGAGTCACCAGTAGTAGTGTTGCCAGAAGCAGAACCACCATTAGAACCATTGGTAATCAAGAGAGCATTTGTACCCACGAAAGCTTCACTGATATAACCAACGGCCGTACCAGGTGTGTTGCTAACTGAGCTAGTGCTTTGAGTTTGGAATGCTGCTTTGAAAACAACTTGAGGATCATCAACGATGTAAGCAACTGCATAGTTCGACACAGTATTGGCAGGCCAGTATTGTGAACGAATGATTTGGCCTGAAGAGTTGGTGTATTCACAACCAACAAACACGCCAATAGTACCGTTAACAGGAGAAGTTGCTGCGCCCAAAGTAGTTACTGCAAGAGTACCACCTGAGAGCTGAACTACGTCACCGTTAAAAAAGTTGTAACCATAACCAGAAGAAATAGGAACCATACGAGTAGAACCCGCAAACACCCTACCTCCAGTTAAGCTTACTGGTTTTAAGCCGTACACGGCTGAAACGACAGGATAAGCCATTTTGAACTCCAAAAGTTTTAGACAGAACCTCTGCCAAATGTAGTCGTAGATTTCCTCTCATTGAAGATCGGCATTCTAGGATCACTCTGGCGCATGAGATTGTTATCTACTGCATCTGTTTGTTGACGGGTAACATTGGCATAGTACGCCTTTTCTTGTTGCCCCATCTCCTCTGGACGCTTGCAAAGTAACAATCCGCCAATCAAGATGTTGTCTTTATAACGTCCATCAGGATCAGCTAACAATTTCATATGCGGCTGCTCTTCAATTCTGACTGCCTCCCAACCTTCTCTGTATGAGGAAGAAATGTTCCTCTGGTCAGGCTCATTCAAAATCGAAACCCGCTTCCAGTGATATTCATAACCAGCTTCCTTGATCGGCTCTGGAAGAGTTTCAGGCGGCCTCCATTGTTGGGGACGGGCGCTTTTCTCTCTATTACTTAATTCACGGGGTACTCTGTTCTCAGCCATTATTGATTCTCCAATTTACGTTTTTCATCAGCATATTGTTGTGGGGTTAAACCTAGTTTCTTGGCTA